CCGTTGTTGAGCATGAGCATCATCACGACAGCGGTAGTGCCGCCGGTGATGCCACCATCACGGAAAGACTTGAGCATGGAGAGAGTCATCAACGCTTCCCATCAATAATTTCATGCAGCACCTGCGGGTCGCCCTCGGCGTGGCGATGCTCGTCGCAGAGGATGCGGAGCATGTCTTCAAGCCTGATGCGAGTCAGGCCAGTGTCGTAGTTGTCTTCGCGGTTGGGGTCATTTGTCACGTACGACTCCCAAGGAATCCGTCCACTTGGACAAGCGGTATTGTACACCTCGTTATGTTCGAACATTGTGACGTGGCGGGCCATCTGCCAGCCCTCCTCCTGAGCAATCCACCGCACCAGCCCGACGCTCGATGCCAACTGCTCAGGAGTCAACGGCTCACCCACCCTGCCTTCATGCTCGATGCCGATGAACTTGTTGTTGGCGGCAGGGCCGCCCGCGTGCCAGCAGGCTGAATCAGTGGGGTAATGCTGGATGACACGACCGTCCTTGAGGACGGAGAAGTGCCACGATGCCTGCGAGTTTCCAGTCAGGACAGTGAGCGCCCCGCCGTACGCGCCCTCCATCGAGTGCAGCACCACGCCCTCGGAGCGATTGACTACCCCGTTCACTTTCCACGCTGGGCCGGGATACTGGTCATCAGCAGACGGATACCAAGTACTCACCAGAACTTCCTCTCAAGAATGTCACCGCGAAACGCGATAAACGCCGCCCACTTCTTGTATTCGATGGGCGAGTAAACGTCAAAGAACCTGTACTTGTTCTTCACTTGTTCACCCCAAAGAACACAAGCCACGCAACGCCAGAGCCAACCAGCAGCGTGAGGACTGCAATTGCTCCGTTGGTAAACGCCCTCCAGATTTCCAGTGCCCTGACGCGTCCGTTGGTCTTCATGACCTGATGCTCGATGCGGTTCAGTTGTTCGCGTACCGCATTGAAGGTAGCGATAACCTCACCCTCGTCAGCAAACGGACGCTCGGACATGGCAATCTCCTACAGGGTCTGCCACCCAGTTGCGCGAGTGTACCCGCGAAGGCGAAGAGTGCCGCCGTCATCCCACATGACAACGGTGCCGTTGGCAGGCTGGAGCAGGACGTTCTCCGGGTCGTCTGTGTAAACAGACACGACGAACGTACCGTCAATAGTCATCTGCCTGCCGGTAGGAGCCTGACTCATGGCACGGCGAAGCGCGTCAGAGTAGTCGGCTGTGCGAACCGTGGCCTCTAGGTTCCTCTCGTTCATTAGATGGTGTCTCCCTGTGGCCAGACGATAAACGTCAGAGCCACGCCCTCGATGCTCGGGTCTTTGATGTCGTCACGGTGGGTAACGCCAGCAAGCATCGCCCACTTCTTGCCGCCGCCAGAGTTCTTAGTAACGATAGGCGGGAGGTCGTCGGGCAACTGAATCTGGAACGGGCCGTTGACAGTAGAGCCAAGCAGTTCGCGGAGCGTGTCCCAGATGTAGTTGTTGGAGTACGACGTGCCCGTCATGTTGACGACGACGTTGACTTCCTCAATCTGCTCGGGCCGCTCGTCGTACTCAATCTCAAGCGTGCCGTTGATTTCAGGCGGAGTAGAGTCAGCGCCGCTGCCATCGGCAATCTGAGTGAGTCGAGGCTTCATCGTGCGACCAGAAATGTTGGTGAGGGCGACGTTGCCCTGCACTGGTTCAATAGTCTGAGCGCCGTTGCTCGTCACGGCGTTGCCGACGTTTACATACGTAGCACCGGCAGTGTTGGTAGGAGGCGGGTCGAACGCCATGCCCAACTGCCACGAAGAACCAGCGGTCATGCTCCGCGTCTTGAATCGCGCGAGGCGCAGCGTCTTCAAGAGGTTAGGGTCACGGTCGATTGTCGTGCCGTACCAGTCACCGCCGTCAGTGCTGTACACGTACGTCGGGCTGAGGTCGTCTCTGCCGTCAGATGCAGCGAGCATGTAGGTCATGTTCGTGCCATCACCACGGAAGACACGGAACTCCTTGAGCGGGTCGGTAAGACCACGGACAGACGAGAACAGCGCGCCGCATGTGGAGTTAGCCTTGTAGAACCAAGGGAACCAGAGCGGCTGTCCAGTGTTGGCAGTCTCAGGGCCAAACGCTCCACGGTATCCGTAGAGGTCGCCCTCGCTTGTCCAGTACACACACCAGAGTTCACCGCGCTCCGCCCAGATAGCGTGCGGGATACCGTCGTGACCAGTGAAGCCACGCATCCGCTCACCAATACCAACAGGGTTGTCGATACCCGGTTGAATAGCACGAAGGCCGATGCTCGTGATGGCGTAGTTCCAACCCCATCCGGGGTCGGCCCATTGCTGACCGTTGTGGTCAGTGAGGTGGTTGAGCAAAGCACGGGACAGCGGAACTGGCTTGCCTTGGTCAGTGAACGAGTACAGGTTGTCCTCTGCACCGAACATGGTGAACGGGCCGAATGGCCCAATGCCAGTGGTGTTTACGTCAGGGTCGCCAACTTGGAAAGGCGCAGCAAGAGTCTCGAAAGAATCAAGGCTATAGCCAGCGTAGTTATACGTCGTGCTATTGGGGTCAGCGTCGATGTACCAAGCACGGTCGGAACCACGCTTCACCGCCTGAGCGTAAACGTCCTGAGTGGGTGAGATAGCAACGGTGTCGATGTACGTAGAGCCAACGGCATCAACGTAGTCGCGGGTCTGCATTGGCATGTAGCGACCCATAGCAAGACGACCCTTTGTCCTCCACAAAGCAGCGTCAAGAACAGTTACACCATGCTGTTTAGTTTGAACGATAGAAAAATCATCAAGCCTAACCTGCGTCGTTAGCGATCCGCGACTGGCAAACAGATAGCCTTCCTGCTCGTCAAAGACAACAACGTCATCGCCACTTACCACTTGTAAACCAGAGTAAAAGTAGTTGCTGCCAAAATTTGCAGTTCCAAAATATGAAGGTTCACCGGGAGGGTCATCACCGCCAAGGGCAACTTCAGTCTGCTGACCAGAGGAAATAAGCCGCCTCTCCCAACGCGTCTCAAGGTTGCGGCAGAAATCAGTGCCAAGGCGACCTGAGGTTGACTCTAGGGAAGCGCCGATTGGCCCCCAGACTTCCCACTGCACACGGCGGATACGCCCAGCGTCAGATGCGTTAGCGTCTCGGTAGTTACGGACAATCGCCCGTTTGCCGCCGTCAATCTGCGAGTCGTCAACGATGGCAAACTGCAGCGTGCTTGGCTCGCCCGGTGACACGATGTTTCCGGGGAGGAACACCGACAGGAAACGGTCGGAACCACCGGGCATTTGCTATTCCTTACGAAGAAATCTGAGATGCCAGTTCAACAAGTTGCGCCTGCAACGCAGCAATTTTCCCCACAAGACTGGGGTCAGGCTCCGCTACGGGAACCTCAACAACAGCGCGTGCAAACACGCCATTGATGTACGTACCACCAATTTCTGCGTTTGGTTCATCGTCGCAAAGAACAGCGGTGGTTTCCTCGGGTGGCGACCAAAGGGAAACTCCATCCCAAACGCAAGTGTTGATAACGTTTCCATTTGAATCAACAACAGCGTAGTTGTTCATAAATAGATCCTTAATAAGTAATTACAATGCAGTAACCGGCACCGCCAATGCCACCAGCGCCGCCGGTAGAAGTACCACCACCACCGCCTCCGCCTCCACCACCCGCTGCGCCGCCAGCGCCGCCAGCGCCACCAGTTCCTGAATCCTGTGAACCGCCTCCACCACCACCAGAACCACCATGCACCGTTCCTACTCCTGTTGTTCCAGCAGTACCAGCGCCACCATTAACAGCACCACCTGCACCACCGCCACCATTAGGATACGCGCCCGCTGCGCCGCCAGCGCCGCCAGCGTTTTCAGCGTTACCGGTATCGATAAGCGCTCCGCCGCCACCACCTGAACCGCCAAGTGTTGCCGAGCCTCCCTTAGCAGAACCCAAACCTGTGTCATTGTTAGGAGAACCACCGCCACCAGCACCACCGCGTTCTGAAGCAGAACCATTTGTGGCACCATTACCTCCGGGCGCTCCACCCTCACCCATTGAAGCACCTGAAGAAGTAGTAGGCCCACCACCAGTTGTCGCCTGACCAGCCTGAGCAGAACTTGCACCACCACCACCACGTGCGCTACTTGCGGCAGTTGAAGCGCCGCCACCTGCACCACCGTATGCAACAGCCCATGACCCAAATGAAGTAGACCCACCATTACCACCGGCGTTACCAGTGGTGCTGGAAGTTGTACCGGTTCCCGCCGAACCACCTGCACCAACAGTAATAGATTCGGTAGAACCAAGATTTGCAGTAAGGAAAGTTCTTTCAATAAAAACGCCGCCACCTCCGCCAGCGCCACCGGGACGAAGAGAACTAGCGGCACCGCCAATGCCACCAGCGCCGCCGCCGCCAGCGCCCCACGCTTGAACAACGGTTACCGTGCCGTACGAAGGCTTTGTCCAAGTGCCGCTACCTGTAAACGTTTGAACGTTAGGCCCAGTAAAAACACGCTTGTCCAACTTGTACGTGGCGTTGTTGGCGATGGCAAGGTTTGCCTGCACGTAGACCAGAGCCAGCGGAACGTAGTCGCCAATCTCAGGGACGGTAGGAGTAGCCGCTGCAGTACCGCTGACGATTGCAGCAGTACCATTAGACGGCACGCCAATCCACGTCCATCGCGGGTTAGTCGTGTCAGCAACAAGCGTGACGTTATTTCCAGCAACCGTGACCTGAGTACCGTTGTGGCGGACAGTGCCAGCCGCAACAGTGACAGTCAGGTTTGCAGCGGAGTACGTCAGGCCACAGCCAATGGTTACGCCGTACGTAGCAAAGTTGGCGATACCCTCAATGGTGGTATCAGCAATGGGCTCAACCGTGTCCTCGGCCTGCCAAGTGATAGTCACTAGATACCTCCGATGATCGCCTGAACAGGCGGACGCGGAACGGGCAGGTCAAGTTGGTTCGTGTTCCTGCGGTTCCAGATGCTTGTCATTTCAGCCAGCACACGGTCGAGGCGCGACCTGTCCTGATTAGGCTTCTGTGCCTGCAGCAGGTAAACCAGCATCCCTGCCTCAAGAATCTCGGCGTACTGGTCTTCCACGCTCTCAGTGTACGGGTCGTAGTACGGGAACTGGCGGCGCGTGTAAATGATGGACTGGCCCCACGTCGCCGGGTAGTTCATGTACTCAATCATCGGCTGACCGCCGACGTTCCGCACCACGTCGTTGACCTGATACTCCTTGTAGAACTGGGAGCCAGCGTCCTTAATCTGATACGCGCCGTTAAAGTCCAGCGTGTTCTGCATCAGGCCAGCAAACGACACATCGACAGTCGCCCCGTCCTCAACCTCGATGCCCCACTCGAAGTCATCCATAGATGCAGTCGGGGTGAGGTTCACGTTGTTGAACACAGGGCGGTTCAGCGCGTCGAAGTACGCCGTGTAAACGTAGTTCGTCACGCCGTTGTCGGTGTAGCGGATGAACACCCGAACCTTGCTGGAGTCGCCGGTAGCGGCCCAAGCAGCAGCACGGATGGGGATGTAAACCGGGAAGGTACGCCGGGTAATCCACTGGCTCAGGCTGGCGGGGATGCCCTGCACCATCCTGACCGTACCGCTCGTGGACGTGACTCGCGCCGAGTAAAGGCTGCGAACACCACCAGCAATACGAGTGACAGTGCCGTCACCTTCAAGAGAGTAGGAGTCAGGGGCAGCGTTCGGGCCGTCCTGCCACAGCGAGAAGTCTTCGTTGTGCAGCATGAGCGGCGAGTCAGAGCGGAACACCGCGTCTACACGCCCAGCACCTTCCAGCCACGACAGGTTGTTCAGCACCTGATAGCGGAAGTTGGGCGTGACAGGGACGACCATGCGGTACGTCCGCCAAGTGTCGCGGCACGCCTTGTAGAACGCCTCGTCCATCTCGCCCAGCGTGTAATTCTCACGCGGGCTCAGGATGAACGTGGAGTCTGTAGCAGGCAGGTCAGCAAGCGGGGCGACGATGGCAACACCAGAGCCGTCCACCCACTGGGTAACGATGCGCTCGCGCGAGCCTGCGTCAGAGTCAAGGAACCAGAGCAGGTCGCCTGCGTACTGCGCGTTGTCGCCAGTCGTGCCGACAAGGGACTTCAGCACGACGTTGGTAGATGTCGGGCCGCCAACCTTGCCAGTGATGCTGCCCATCTTGCGAGCCGCCCGCTCATAGATGGTCTTGATGCTGGTCGCCATCAGGCTTAGTCCTTTAGGTTAGACAGCAACCGAAGACGGGTTGGAACCAACACACTGCACCTGAAACTCTCGGGCAGCACCCTGATTTGCAGAGGTAACGATGCTGAACGAGTAGCAACCAGACAGGTACGGCACAACAAAAATTGCATTGCCAGTGCCTTGGTTAATCTCGAACTTAGCGTTGGTAAGGTCGTGAACAGCACGAGCGGTAGCGCCGGGGTACGGCACCACGTTGAAACTAATCTTGGCGTTGGTGATGGTGGGAACGCCAATGCGAACAACCGCACGGCCACCGCAGGGAATCTGAGCAGTCTCGTCACCACCGTTGTCGATGGTAGCCACGCCACAGAGGAGGTTGGTGTTGCTCTGAACAGTACTGAAGGCAACAGTCGAAACAGTCATGTTGCGACCATCCTTTCTATGGGGCGGGCTAGGCCCGCTGGTCGTCTTTGCTGATTATGTCATGGACTGGCGGGTGAGCGCCAGTCCATGACGTTTACTCGGCTGAAGCCTCGGCGGAAACCGCCTCAGCGACATCATCAAACTTCTGAAGGGGAGCCTGCTGGGTCGCCTTCCACTCGGTCAGGGTCATCATCGGTTCCTTTTGGGTTGTCTCTGGAGTCGATGAGAGCAAGGAGTTGCTGAAGTGCAATCTTTGCGCCGTACATCTTAAGAAGGCCAGCCTCCTGCTCGCGCTGGTTTTGTTCCAGAACGCGCAGTTGAGACTCGATGTCAGACTTCGAAAGCACTCCAGCAACCCCTCACTAATCATCTAGCCGCGCGCCCCGTAGATGCGGACGTAGCCAGTGGTGCCCTGAGACTTGAACAGCGGGATGTCCCCAATCTTGCTTGAGGTAGTCCCGGTGTTGGCCTGATAGCCCACCGACGGGAACGCCGCACCCTCGAACAGTGCAGTCACAGCCCGGTTGTTGGTGTTCACCGAGAACGGGTAGAACGAATCCGGGGTCTGCGAGACGATGCCTTCCATGCGGAGGCCAAACACGACCTCCACACCAGTAAGGGCCGTCTCCGCGTCACCGTAGATGCCGTTGTCCTGAGCCGACAGGATGTACCCGCTCGGCCCGGTGTAACCCGAGTCAAGGTTGATCCAGTAGCCGCCGCCGTAGGTGTGGCCCGTGCCAGTACCGCTGACGTGCGACTCCGAGTAAACACCAACGCCGAGGTTGTTCTTGCCATCAACCGACTCTGAGTAGAACCCAAACCCCGCCACGTCATCCGTGGTGGTGTACGGGTCGCTCGCGCTCGGGCCAGCAAGCCAGCCATTGTTAGTAATGCCGGGGACGTAGACCGGAATACCGGACACGACTTTCCCCCTTAGTTACCAAGCGGGCGGCGGTAGCAACCCACAATGGTGGTGTTCGTGGCGATGTTGATACGAATCGTGCCATCGCTCTGGACGTAACGGCCAGCCGGAACCACCACGAAGTACGGCTTGGCAGCCGTCAGCGTGACAGCGGTAGCGTCACCAATGCCCGAGTTCTCCGACGGCGGCTCGTCACCAGCGACGAACGTAGCAGTCGCGCCACCCGAAGCGTTGTAGAAAGTAAACACGAGGTTCGCCGTGTCACCAGCCGGAGCGGTGATAACGGCGACGTTGCCTGCAGTAACGGACGTGCCGACCGAACCGGACGAGAAGTCGCCCGACGAGGCCGTACCGTTGCTGAAGGACATGTTCGTAACGGCAACAGCAGTGTCAGCCATTGTTGTTACTCCTTATCCTTTCTTAAGCCTGCGTGGCCGCGACAGAAGCGAGACCGTACGGGCGGGTAACCTTCGCACCATAGACCATCAGGCCAATGTTGTAGTTGAAGAACCCATCCGGGGCAGGCCGAGTGTCGAACTTCGCAATCTGGTTAGCGAAGGTCACAGCGTCGTCGTAGCCAGCGATAACCGTGTAAGCCGAGCCCGAAACCGGGACGTTGTTCGAGCGGTACACGCGCAGACCAGAAACCTGATCCACACCCATGAAGCCGTCGGCGTACGCCGCGAGGTTCTGGTTCGTACCGAACGAAGACCGACGCGGATCCTTGAGCAGCATACCGGCGTACCAAGGCGGAACGACGGCCCAGCGGCCCTCCTCCGGGACGTTCGACTCGTTCAACTTGACGGCCAGATTGACCAGCAGTTCAAACGCGTCGTCGTCGCCGGGGCCGGTGCCAACAGTAGCGGCACCCAGCGTGTTGTCCGGGTTCGAGGTCGAAACGCCGTCCTTCATGGTCGAAGCGATGTACGTGTCCACCTCGTTGCGGAGGAGGTACGCGGAACGGGACATGGCCTCAGCCATGATGCCCTTGACCGACTGCACGTCATCAACGCCGTCCCACTTGAAGTTGAACGTCTTGCCCTGATCCACAACAAGCACGATGTCAGTCGTCGTCAGCGCCTGCGACGAGATGGGCGTGTTGCGGGTGTAGTCACCGATGGCAACGTCAGCAACCGTCTGGATGCGAACGCTGTCACCAATCTCCTTGATCTCGCCCTCGTAATTGCGGTTGCAAACGTCCGCGTAAACGAGAATCTTGCGGAGCGCAACCTGCAGGCGGCGAGCCCACAACTGCGGAATAGCAGACTGGACGGTACTCGGGTAGAGCGCCATCGCTTATGGTTCCTTTCTTAGCACCCGCTAAAAACTCATCCCGCGAGCCGACTCGTAGAGAGCCGTCATCAGCGCGTCTTCCTGCTCTTCGGTAAGGTTGGTCAGGTAACGCTGACGTGCGGGTTCGTCCATAGACAGGTACTGTTCAATGTTAATGTCCCCAGCAACGGCAGCGCCGCTAGGAACCTTCGGGGCATTGGGGCGGGCCGATGCCTGCGTCTTCTGAGCAGACATCTCTTCCTCCATCTTTGCCTTGACCTGACTGGTGAGCCAGTCACCGAAGCGGGGGTGTTCCTTGAGGTTGTCAAAGTCGAGGTCGGCAAGGTACTTGCTGTTGCTGTCTTCGACCGCGTATCGGAAGGCACGCTCGGCAAACCGCTGGAACGACTCAGGAGAGTTCACCTCGGAGGCAAGTTCTTCAAGATGCCTACGATTCTCCTCGCTGACCGTTGCCATCGAGTTTTCGATGTACTCCTTCACGAAGTTGGCACGAACCCAGCCTTCGTTGGCCGTCACGTAAAGAGGGATTTCCTTCTTGATTACGTTAGGGTCTTCGCCAGCCATGAGCCTGTCGATGATGGATTGATGGTAGGCGGCGGCACGGTCGGCAGCGCCCTGTTCCTGCTGCATCTGCTTCTGGAAACGCTGTCGCTCGATATTGGCCGTATCGAGACGAACCTTTTCCAAGTAGTTGCGCAGGGCTTCAGACTGCTCGGCGGCCTTAGCCACACCCTCTGGAGTGTTGATGTCCAGACTCGGACTGGTTTCAGGTACAGGGGCGGATTCAGTCTCAGGTACTGAAGGCGCAGACTCTTCCGAGGGTACAGGCGCAGACTCAACTGCACTCTGATCCTCAATGAGTTCGTCTTCCAGATCATCGAACAGACCGCGCCGCTGATCCGAAGTTCCAACCGGCATGACCATCAGACTTCTTCCTCTCCATCACTACTTGTGTAAACAAGCAGCCTAGACACAATTAGTTTTATCGCAGGGATTCTTGTTGTCAAGTTATTCCTGCGGGGAAACAGCAGAAAGAATTTTCGCCTGCTTCTTAGTAATAGACAGACGACGCTGGTTGTAAGGAAGATTCATGTCCTTAGTAATGATTGAGCGGGCGAGTTCAGGATTCTCCTGAATCCACTGGTTTTCGTAGTACGTAGACATGCGGTCAAACATCTTAGAGACAGGCGACCTGTCAATCATTGACTGGGCTCGCTTGTCAGCAATAATCGGATCAACGCCATTCTCAATAAAATACTTAACGTATTCTTTCTTAGCGGCCTGCTGCCAAGATGCAAATGACTTTGCATCAGAACCAGCAACATCCTTTACACGCTGCCATGACATTGAACGAATGGCGTCAAGTTTCTGCTCTGGGTCAAGTTGGTCGTACTTGCCCATTGCAGCCATTTCACCCGGCCTCGGGATGTAGTACTGACCGCCAACACCAAATGCATATGGAACATTGGCAGCGGCAGCCTTAAGAATTTCTCCGGGGCCGCCCTCCCCGTACTTGTAAATAGACTCCTGAACAAGTTGCTCAAGGAATAGCGGGGCAAGCAAGGCAATTGCTGCGTGACCGGCTTTGCCACCGGGAGAAGTATCTACTCGCTCACCAGTGACATCCTTGCCAGTCAACTGGGTCAGAACTTCTGCAGGAATTGGAGCCATCTTGTTGCGAAGGAACTTGGTAATGATGTCAAGAGAATCAGCGTTGTATGTACCAGCCTCGCCTTCTGCCGTCTTGATACCCTTCATCGCAGGAATATCAACTTCGTACCCAAGCGACTGACCAGCACCAGTTGCTACGTTTGCACCAAACCTTGCAACAAGGTTGGCAATTGGACGATAACCAGCCCAAGGGTCGTACCTGCGCCCATCAATAACAAACTGCCCAAAATCAGAAGACCTTGGATTAAGTTCAACATCTGCAACACCAAGTTTTGCTGCAGTCGCAAGAAGGGCAGAGTTGATTCCAACGAAACTAAGCATCTGCTTAGCGGCTTCCTTGCGTGCAATTCCTTCTCCAAAAATTGCTTCGTAAGGAACCTTAAGGCGACCGGCAAGAAGTCGAGGTGCCCAGAACAACTGTTGACCAAGAAACTTACTTTCACCAAGGAAAGCAGGAAGTTTACCTTGGCCAGTAGCAGCGTTTACAAGCGCGCCAATACGCTTGAGTTCTTCGCCTCCGCCCAGTGAATTGCTGCTAATAAATTCTTCGATAAGTTTATTAGCAAGAGTGCGGCGCGATTCATTGATTGCAGATGTGTAGGCGCGTTCAAACGCTTGTGAACCCGGCATCCAGCCAAGCAAATTGGACGTAAGGTAACTGCCCAATTGCTGCGCACGATTCTTAGTAAGGTCGTTGTATTCAATCCCCATAAAGTCATGAAGGATTTTCATGGGGTCGTTCAGAATGGAAGCCTGATGCGCTAGGTATCCTGCCTCACTACCCAGTGATTCAAATTGCGCCTTCATTACTGGAACAATCATCTTGGGATGCGCAGCGATAACAGGAGCCAACTGCCTGCCAACAGCCGACAAGTCGTAGTTAGACTTCAGGAACATTGGGATAGACAGGAAAGCGTTTATCTTTTCGCCAAGGGAAGCATTGCTCCAAGCATTAGCGGCGATAGCCTGAGCAGCCTGACCTGCAGGCCCCGGCATGTTAGAAGGAGGAGGTGGAGTAGGAGGAGCGGGGGGAACGCCGCCTCCCATACCGCCACCTGCACCAGCAGCAGCCGCACCGCCAATACCTCCAGTTGGAGGGATAGCACCACCGGCACCGCCAGCAGGGGGAACAACTCTGCCGCCAACTACATTAGACGGGAATGTTCTTGTTGCAGCAGGGCGCATCACTTCTGGCAGTTCAGAGAAGTTGGGAAGTTCGCTGCGGTTGATACCGCCCAGAATATCTTCTGGGCCAAACCTCTCTCCGCCACCCATCAAGTATCCCCAACGAGTTAAAGGATACTTTGCTTCTGCTGCAGCCTGACGCGCCTGCTGTGCAGCAAGTGATGCTCTAGCAGCAGCATCAATGCTTTCATTTGCAGAAAGCATCCCAGCCTTTGCAGCGTTGCGCCAAGCGTTTAGACCGCTCATACCAAGGCCAGTAATGCCACCGCCAGCAAAGCCTGCGCCAAACTGCGCAGCCTGACGTGCAAGTGGATTCTCTACGCCAAGGTAATCAAGTGCTTCGCCTGCACCCTCTGCTGCTACACGCGCTCCAACGCCAGTAATAATGTTACGAGTAGCAGCCCTTGCAGCAGCACCGGCTGCGATACGAGCGCCAGCAGCGCTAGTAGAAAGACCACCAGTAAGTAGCCCTCCTGCGGCAAGAAGAATATTTGATGGTCGAGTTGCTTCCTCCATTGCAATGTTCTCAATGGATGAAAGCGCACCTTGTCCTTCAGCCTTGAAGCCAAGGCGCTGAGATATAGGCTTGTCAATTTCACTAATGAGATTAAACAAGCCACTCAGAAAGCCTCCACCTTGTGACTGTTCTTGCTGCTGCGGAGCACGAGTCTGTGCGCCAAAAGAAGCAAGGCTCATGGCTGACTGCGAAAACGCAGACGGGACTTCCCCAGACTCAAGCATGGACATATCAACTTCCATGTTGTCGTCTGGTTCAACGTAATCAAGCGTTGGGAAATACTGAACAGCGTCTTGCTGACGCTGTTGTGTCCAATCAAACGGTTCCCCAAAGCCAGCCATGAGCCTAGTCCTCTTACTTACCGCGCTTCATCATGCCGCCCTTGGACATCTTGTTGACGCCGTAGGCAGCCTTGACGCCACCGTTGACCTGAGGCTTACCAGCCATCAGGTTCTTGGCCTGCAACTTGTCGGCGCGGATGTCCTTGGCCGAGCCCTCCTTGACGCCAGCCTTCTTGTCGAGGCGGCGGTCAGCGGCGGACTTCTCGACCTTCTTCATGGCAGCAGCCATAGTCTTCGGGCGGCCAGTCATGCCACCCTCAGCCATCTTCTTCATACCGTAACCGGCCATGTCAAACCTCCTAGACGAACGGTGAACTAGGAACAGTAAACGTGCCTTCGTTAGCAGCAGTCACGGTTCCAACGCTTGAAAATCGGTACGTGTACGTACCTTCCTCAGCGGTAGTCCAGTCAACGTAGTAGTTGCCTTCGGACTCCCGAATGAGTTCATTGTCAACGCCATAGGTGTACGTCGTGATGGTTCCACTGGGAACCTGAATCTCAAACGTCACCGTGGCCGGGTCATCAAGGGCACCGTAGACAGTGCGGAACGAGCCGTTCAAACGCACCATCGTTCCGACCGTGTAGTTAGACATTTACCAGTACCGCCGTTCCGCTCACCGCCATGTCGTACATATCGACCGACGGAGCGTAGTCCATCAGGGTTAGTGTACCGCCGTATAACGTGTCGTGTACCTCGGCGGTGGGAGAAAGTTCTGAAAGTACGACGGCACCTCCAGAGGCCACGTCGTACACGATGACCTCGCCGGGGGCGGCAGGTTCCCAGACAACGACCGCAGACCCACCTGCCGTGCCACCGCCAGAGCCGACGTAAACCTTGATGTGGAGTACATCTGCGGCACCGCTTGCCGTTGCCCCACCAGAACCCACATAAGGGAAGACGCGGGAGAATTCAGTTGCTGCCGCACCTCCAGCAGTAGCGCCTCCGCTGCCCGTGTACGCATAGATGTGGACAAACAGCGTCTCCGCTGCGCCACCGGCAGTAGCGCCGCCAGAACCTGCATACGTGTAAACATGGGAAACGGAAGTGGTTGCAGCGCCACCTGCGTCAGCGCCGCCAGAGCCGACGTAGATAAACGTACGATTGAAAACAGTGTCTGCTGCACCACCTGCTGTAGCGCCACCGCTGCCAATGTACGAATAAACATGGAGAACAGAGGTTGTGGCTGCACCACCAGCGGTGGCACCACCAGAACCTGTGTACTCGTGGATGTCTACAAAGAGCGTCTGGGCAGCGCCGCCTGCAGTTGCTCCGCCGCTACCAATGTACGAGTAAGACCTACTGAACTCAGTAACAGCGGAACCGCCAGCGGTAGCCCCGCCAGAGCCAGCATATGGAAATACAAAAATCTTTTGAGTTGTAGCGGCACCGCCAGCAGTTCCGCCACCGGAACCGCTATAAGACTTGATGTGCAGGACGCTAGTGGTCGCAGAACCACCGGCAGTAGCACCACCAGAGCCTGAGTACGTGAAAGTATTAGGCCCAGACCCAAAGTAGTCCGTGCCGAAATGGGCAGAACCAAATAGGGTCTGGGCCACTTATTTACTCCGCTACTGCGGCTAGGCCATCGTGAAGTTCAGCGTAATCTTAATAGCGTCACCGTTGTTAGCGATGTTGTAAGGGCCGTCGGTAAACAGTTCAGCGAACACAACCTCGGGGCCAGTTGCACGAGTAACGTAGTAACCGTAGATGTTCTGGTTCTGGGAACCAGCGGTAGACGTAAACGTCACCTGCGGATAAGCCGCAGTAGACGGGTCACCAGCGGTAATCGTCCACGAGCCAGCGGTCAGCGCCGAAGCCGAATACCCAGTGAACGTAGCCTCAGTGAAGGACGAATACGTCGAGCCTTCAACCGGGGTGTAGTTGTTCGAGTACAGGCGCAGAGTGAGGTTCTGCGTGCTGGCGTTGTTGGTCATCAGGTTCAGCAGGAACGTCTCACCGACGTTAGGAAGAACGAGAGTCATTTACTTCTTTCCTTTGTTGCGGGCCGAGATTGCCTTTGCCTTTGCCTTAGCATCAGCCTTGGAGGAAGCCCCCCAAGCATGCAAGGAAAGAAGCAACCGAGTTGGCTCCCCGTTTGGCTTGCGCTCTGGCCCCGGCATGTTGCCCATGCGGGCAAGAAACGAGGCTCGGCGCGGGTTGTCGCCCGACTTCACTGGTGCCTTGAGGTTCATCCCCTCGGCACGAGCAGACGCGCGACCCTTTTCATTCAGGCCACCAGCAGGGTTCTTACCCTCCTTGCGCTGCCAAGCGGGAGAGGCCACCCTACTTCACCGTGTTCGAAGACTTGGAGCCCTTTGGCTTGACCACGTTGATCTTCGGCATCGAGTAGTCAGCGTAGATCGGCCCCTTCGGGCCGCAGCAACAAGGCTCACAACCGCAGTTGTTGCACGCGTCAGCCATTACTTCATTCCCTTCTTGGACTTACCAGCAGACCGCATGGCAATGGCAATTGCCTGCTTCTGCGGCTTACCAGCCTTCATCTCAGTCTTGATATTAGACGAGATAACCTTCTTGCTCGAACCCTTCTTCAACGGCATTACGCGCTCCTTTGCGTGACAGACTCACGCACACCAGACGGACGGTACTTAGCGGCAAGTTCTTGGAAGTATTCAGCAGGGATGCCTTGAGCCATAGCGGTAAGAGAACCAAGAGTCTGCGAGACAATTGGGCTCATGCCGGGGCTAGATGCGTAAACAGGCGAAGGAAGAGCGCCAGTTTGCCACGGAGTCCCAGCGCGAGCCTTAGCCAGTGCATCGCTCAGGAACTGCATCGACATCGTGCGGTCAGGGTCAGTGACGTTACCCCAGCCTTGGTCAAACACACCGCCCTGAGCAAACTGCTTGGGCTTCACGCTGTCAGAAATCAACTTCTTGAGGTCGATACCTGCAGCCTTCATCTGCTTCTGGTTGAGAATGATGGTCTTGTCACCAAGCGGAATGTTGAGTTCTGGGCCACGCTCACCAGAGATGTAAGCACCGTTGGCAACGCCACCAGATGCATAACCCGGCTCATTCCGCAAATCAACCTGCGGAACTTGGAAGCGGTACTGAGCAGACTGCGGGTTCCAAGATTCACCATATCCGGGCTGATAACGCAAATCGTATGCAGCCTGCGGCATAGAGAACGTGTTGTCGTACTGGTTCCCCCTCAGCAGCCACTTGATAAATGCAGGAACTGAGGCGCCAGCAGCAAGAGTTGCAGCACCAGCGGCGGGAATTCCATACAGGCGCGTCAACTGCAGGAACTGGTTTTCATCCAAGTCCTTGTTGCGCTTTTCAAATTCATCGCCGCTAATTTTCCCAGACTTGAGAGCAGAGTAATCGGAATCAAACTTTTCCTTACGCTGCTTAAACGCATCTGGAACCTGCGGAGTCCAACCTGATGCAGCAGGCGCTGCATCACCTTCTCCGCCGTAATTAGCAGATGGCGGAGCAATATGCGGCGACCAGCCCGCTGCTGCAGGCATCGCGTCTTCCTGACCGTACGTGCCGCCAGTACCGTAGCCACCACCCATGTACGGGTTAGACATGCCAAGGCGAAGCAACTGTGCCTCAGTGTCATTGCCAGAGTCAGTCATTGGCATGTATGCAGGGCGCTGAGGCATGGGAGCCTGAGCCTGCTGCATTGCCTGAGCCTGCTGTGCAGCCTGCGTGTTCTGCTGAAGAGCAGAATCGCTGCGCATGACGGTGTTTACAAAGTCAGCGGCCTGCTGCTCAGATGAACCAGCAGAACGAAGAGCGTTGTAAAGAGCGTTGGCCCCGCCAGACTGATACGCCTGCATTGGGTCTTGCATGTTTACACCACCTCCCTCGTAACGCGGGACAACGCCGCCTTCTGCTGCTGCGGCAGGAGCGGCAGGGGCTGCAGGCGCAGCGCCTTCGCCCTGATAGCCAGTAGGAGCACCAGTCTGCGAAGCAATAGCAGCGTTCAGTGCTGCGTTTACATCAGCAGATGATGCACCACTCTGTAGTAGTGCTGCAGCCTTATCTTGGTTCCACTGACCGGGAAGACCAAGCAGTGAGACATCACCATCCCGTTTTTCCTTCTGAACAGTTTCTGTAGTAACAGTCGGCTTGGGGATGACAAAATTCCTGCGGTCAACAGTAGGAACCATTGGCGCAGTAACAAGCGAAGGTGCAATCGGCGTGTAACTAAACGGGTTCGTAGGTTCTGCAAGAACATCACGTCGAGTACGGAGAAGGCTTTCAGTTGGAGCAAGAGACTGCTCAGTGCGGATGTCTTCACCGCGACCAATAGCAGTGTTTTCTGCGCCCCAACCAGCGTTAGCAAGAGTAAGAGCAGCCAACTTACCATAGTCACCGGGAGACTTTGCAGCCTCAGCAATATCACGGGCAAGAGATTGCAACTGTTCTTGCCTGCGCTGTCGAGCATCAACATTAGCCTGTTCAACATTAAAACCCATCTGGGCATTGAACTGGTTTACTGCATTTGTTGCAGCGGCATTTGCGGCAGAAGTATTAAACTCGTACTGCGACTGAAGGTTCTTCTGCTGAAGGTCTAGTTCAGAAATTCGGTTTGCAGCCTGAGCAGCAGCATTGCTCTGGTCAAACGCAATGCCCTCACCGCGAAGAGCAAGTTCACGATTCTGCGTCTGAAGACCAACAACTTGAGCAGCCTGACCAAACTTGCGTGCTGCTTCTGCTGAAATGTAAGTAAGAGTAGCCTGCTGACGAGCAAGAGGAATATCTGCCATCTGAGCGCGGGCAAGGTCGGCTGAAGCCTGATAGTTTTCTGCCTGCGCTTGATAGACATAAGCAGGAGTGACTGCTGTTTGCTTTGCAGGCGTAGAAAGCCTTGCAAGTTCCCCCATTGCATCTTTGTCGCCAGTACGAGACAACTCAACCAATTGCAGAAGGGTTCCTTCTGAAATTGGAGCACCAGCAGGAGTTCGCCAAATTGCATTTGGGCCTTGACCACTGACAGGGCCAGCAGACTGGGTAATGCCCTGAAGCAACCCAATGCGTTCCCCGACAGGGATATCATAAAGTTTAGAAATTTTGCTCCATTCTCCATCGTTAGTAACAACGGCAGGAGCAGCCGTTCCCCCTGCCCAACTTGGCAGATAATCCCAAAAAGAAGAACCGCCGTTTGGCTGACTTGCGTTTCTTTGCATAGCAGCGCGAGCAGATTGTTCTTCAGGAGTAAGTTCAATTTGTGTTGTAGAAGGTCTGTTTAGCCAATTCCAAACACCAGTTGAACCCGGAAATATTTCACTGGTTCCACTAGCACCAGTTGGATATGAAGGGTTATTGGGGTCTTCACCGGGGTCAGGGTAGTAAATACCGTTGATGTACCTGCCCATTAGAGTTCACCGCCCGTCGGCTGCTGCATAAGCCGCTGAACCAGCGGCGAGTCCTGAATGTCCTTAAGGTACTGGTTCACATAATCCTCGTAAATGCGGGGACTCTGGTAACGAAGGATGTCGATAGCACCGCTTGCCGCGTCCATCTGGAAACGCAAGATGCGCTGGCCTCGTGAGATTTCTTGGTCGCCGTACGCCATGCCGTCAGGCGTAAGCGACGCTTCGATAAGTTCACGAGACAGGTCAAGGCACTTCTGCATTGCCTGATCGCGAATTTCATCCCAGAGTTCAACGTTGTTGCTTGTGGGCATTTAAACAGTACCCCCAGCCGGGACGGACAGCCCCATACCAGACTCAGCCTTTGGCCCCAACTGCCCCTGCAACGATTCGTTCATGCCAATGCCGGGGCGGCGGATACCGGCCTGATACGCAACATTAGGCTGGTAACCCTGCGGCTCTACGCCGCCCTCGTTGATGTTGGTAGAACCACCCTGACCGGGAGGGGGAAGGGCGGCCTGCTGCTGCTGCATTGCAGCCATCTGCTGATTTTGAATATCAGCCTGCTGGCGCGCGTTAGCCAGAGCATAGTTGGGGCTGGTGTTGAGCAGTTCGTAGTGAATAGCACCACGCACACCGTCGGCAACCTGAAGGATGAGCGACTGCTGGAAGACCTGCGGGTTGGCGTTTACAGGCACCTTACCGTAGACCACGTAGTCCATAATCATCTGGACATAACGGTCGATGACAGCCTGCCGTGCATCTGGCGTTCGCATGTATTCCGTGTAGAACACGTCATCGTCGATGACGCCCTGCTGCCAGAGGTTCATGCCGACCTGAATGCGAACCGTCCGCTCCTCTGGAGTGTCGAGTTCCTGAGTGACGTAGATGGAGTCGGTAAAGTTCTTCGGGTCGAACTCGATAACGCCACGGATGCTGCGCTTGTTCTTGCGGTAGCCCGGAGCCGATGTGAAGTAAATCGGAACATCGAGTTCACGCAGCCACGAGTGGCACATCTTGATGATGGTCTGAACAGCCCGAGCATGGTTATCGACCGGCTGACGCAGCGTCTCCTGAGCCTGCTGGATAAGAGTCTGTGCCGTCCATGCAGCGCCAGACGTACCGGAAGCGCCGGTAGTAACAGGCGAAGGCATGGCCGCGGCCAACTGCTCAAGGTAAATCTTGAGCATTTCCCCATGTTCACGCACGCCCTGAATAGTCAACTGGCGCAGCGTACCGGGGTAGGCTGCAGCCTCGTTGGGGTTCAGGCCGGGAACCTGACCAGACTCAACAATCTTGGGCTCGCCATCCTCGCCGCGCAGAATCGACCCGTCCTTGAGTTCAACAACCCAGCGGGGAATCAGGTCGAACGCAGCAGCGTTGGAAAGGAGCGTCTGCAACTGGTTGATGAGCGGCGTGTAGGCAAACACCTTGTCAAGCGGAGTAGAGAACGCCTGACGCGGCACTGCAGTGTCAGTACGGAAGAACGGCACTTCAACCAGCGGACAAGCCGGGATGCCTTCAATCTTGCAGCCATGCTCGCCACGGAAGACTTCGTACGCAGACTCCACTGAGCCGCGCGGAGCAATCATGAAGACCTGCTCCATGCGGTCGAAGTAGCGCACGATAGTCACAACGTCAGGGCGCTTCCAGTCAGAATCGACTGGGCCGCCCTGAGAAATGCCACCAATAACGCAGCCGTTCTTGTCTAGGAAAATACCGAAGCGGTCTATGTCTTCGCCCTTGTATCCGCGCATCTTAGCAGCAGAACGGGCGAGTTCAGAGCCAGCGTCAACGGAATCGCCGGGAACTTCTTCGACGATAAAGCCCCACTTCACGCCGTCGTTGTCCTTCTCGACAACGCACATGTCGCGGGGGAAAGCCCGGAGTGTAAATAGAGAACGACCAGAGACGGCGTTACGCTCAGAAGTTTCCTTGCGGCGAGCAGCCCAGACATCGCCGGGTTCTGCGTACACCAACTGGCCGGACGGAGACTCAACCTTGGTAAGAGTTGACTTGCCGCCCTTCTGGAGCAGCGCAATCTCATCTTCAGTCAGGTCGTCGTAGTACAGGCGGTCAGGAAGGCCAAAATCAGCGTCGCGCGGAAGAATTAGGTAGTAGGCAGCGCCACCAAGCGACATGCCCCAGCCGCACTTCCACTGCTCTTCTCGACCACCCATCGACTCCCAAAGAGCAGCGTCAACGCGCTCCTGCTCGCCTGCCATCTTGTCGATGGTGACAGAGATGTTTGAACGCTTAGAGATGGGGCTGACTTCGATGTCAGGGAGGTTTGACGCGATGCGGGAGGCGAAGTGCTGTGAGGCTGCGGCAGGGGCGTCAATCATCGTGCGGAGCGCAAGGTTCGTAGTGTTGAACGGCGCTGGGATGTTGGTGCCGGTGTACTGCGCGTCAGCCTGCTGGTTGTCTCGGGAGACAAGGATGCGACGGATTCGCATCATGAAACGAATGTCAGAGGTTGCGTCAAACAGGCGCTGTACGCGCTGCTGAATCGTATTCGTGGAAGCCGACTCTTCAGCCATCGAAACCGCCTTGGCGTTGCAATTTAGTTAGAGTTACACCGAGAGGCTTGGCGTTCCAGTAGACCCCTCTTCCGGGAGAACGCTAGAACCGCGAGGGGCCACCCCCTCGGTGGAACTCTTGTCTGTAAACATAACAGTTTCTGGCTTGTCAAGCACCTTCTTCTTGGTCTTGTCAAGGGGCTTGTCCAAAGGCTTGCCCAGCCGCATGTACGACGGCCAGTACCGCTGGGACACACAGATGCGCCAGTGGGTAGCGCAGTTGTTTGTAAGTTCCACGCCGTTAGCGAGGTCGTTGTCGTCAATGACCGGGTAGCCGCACTGGGTGCAGCGGTAACGCTTACTCACGAGGAAGCCGCGCCATCTCGCGGTCAGCCTTCGCTGCCATCTCCTCGATGCGGCTGACGTAGGCTTCCATGCCCTCGCCACCTAGTCGCGGCTCAAGGAGTTCCACAAGGTATTCAGCGATTGGCTGCGGGTGGTAATACCAGTTGCCATTCCTGAAAGATTCAAGGACGACTTCATGCCCCACAAGGGTGTGCGCCAAAGCAGTATTGCCATCGAAGAAGTGACCGCCGCACTGACAAGTAAAGCGTCGGTCTCCGGTTGTGGCCTTGCGTTCATCCATTTAAACAGCCCTTCTGCTGAGTGGAACACCTGAGAGAGAACGAGTCGGCATCCGCTTGCGCGGCATGAGCATGGCTAGACACTCGGCAATAGCGTAGCGCCTCGCGTCCATAGCGTCAGCGTGGTTATTGACCGGCGTGGCCGTGGCATAACGTGTTTTGTCGTTAGGGTCGGTACGGTTGCTCCAGCGGTAGCCGGGGAACTCTTGAATGGAATGAACGTTGGACGGCTCGATAGTCAGTCGGTCGTTGTCCAAGAGGAACGCCATGAGGCCAAGGCCGTCGCCGCGGCGGTTGTCTGCCTTCCTTGCTGGGAGGTTGTACGTCCCGACGAGCGTGGCGATCGAGGTCTGTTGCGACGGGTCACACATGACTGCATCGACGCGGTAGTTCGATAGGAAGTTACCAATCTCGTCTACGCCGACGCTTCCCCGCTTGTAGAACTCGGCGTACTGGTGGATGTGCTGGCTGGCGTCGAGTCCGAGGATGACGACCGCAGTAGGGTCGCCACCTCCGAAGTCAACTCCCGCCACGATTCGTCGGCAGTTCTCAAGAGGAGTAGGAGCGGGCTTGACATGGCGGACAGTCGAGAACTGAGGGAATACCAAACCTGACCGCGCAACGAACGCTGACTCAGGAGTAGAAGGATAAAACGCATCAAATTCCTCCGGTAGTCCTGTAAATGCAGCGCGTTCCCGCGCCATCCACTCGTCATCACGTCCGGGCCTCGCGTGCCACGGAATGAACACCGACTTGTACGGCGTCTCTCCGCGCTCCGAAGCCCAGTACATATCGTGAAAGAAACCATTGGGGCCGAGCGTCGGGTCAGCCGTAGAGAACATCAGGAACTGACCACCGGCAGAGAGCGTAGGCCTAACAGCCGCGTAGTTCTGCGCTCCGTAAGGGTGGAAGTGCGCCTCGTCAAACGCGACAACCTGAAATGTAAACGAGATGCCAGCGTGCTCCGTAGACGGGAAGACGCGGATGGAACCACCTGAAGGATAGGAAGCGTCGTCAGACCTGATGACAGCGTTGGCCTTGAGGTGAGGCGGCAGGTATTCCTCGATGTACCGCACGCGGTCGAGAATGGCCCGAGACTCGACCTGACCAGCGGAGAACGCCCCGACAGCCTTCCCGTTCCTCGCGCACCAGTTGGCGTAGGCAGCAAACAGCCACGTCATCCCCAACTGCCGAGCCTTCAGGATGACCTCAGACTCCCCCGCCTCCCAAGCCTTCGCCCGTTCATGAAGGTATTCCCAGTCTTTCCAAGGGATAGGGCCGGGATTGTACGGGTCGTCTGAACGAACCTTGATGTAGGTAAGGAACTCAACGAAGGAGGCGCGGCACAACTGCTGGTCAAGAGCAGCAAGAGCAGCCTCTCGGGAAAGTGCCATCGTCATGTACATAAGACTAGCACACAAAACTCGCACCGTGGTAATTTACACGCTATGGAACGAAAACTTACTCCACTGCAGCAGAGGTACGTAGACCAGCGACTGAAGGGCTTGAACCAGACCGATGCTTACGTAGCAGCGGGCGGAACCGCAACGAGCGAAATTATTGTTCGCAACCTTGCCTACCGCATGGAGCACCGCCCAGCAGTTCAAGAAGCAATGAACGCTGCCAAGAAGGTCGCGTTTGAACGCAACGTCGGCTCGGTTGAGTACATCATCAATGAGTGCGTCGCTATCGTGAAGGAAGCCCGCGAGGGTGGGCCGAAGACGCTGGGCTCTGCCGTGGCCGCACTGAACCTGCTGGCAAAGCGGTTCCCCGAGTTCCGCGACCCGACTATTGACATGCGGCAGGTGAACCTTGTCATCCCCGAGGGGACGAGCATCGAGGACATTAAGGCGCTGCGCGACCAGTTGCGAACTGACGAAGGCTAGAAGTTCGTCATATGTTCGTCAGATAGTTCGTCACATGCTGCTTGCAATGTGTAACCCGTTTCTCGCAAAAGTTGTCGTGTAAATTTTGGAGGGGTCACGTTATGTCAACTGGCCGCGCGCGGCGTTCCGCTTATTTAGAACGCCTGTTCTAGGCATACCCTACCGGGGTACCGTACCGGCGATTAGAACATAAAAGCGTCAAGAGATTCGCCACCACCCCGAGCCGGGGTACCCTACCGGGGTATGGTACCTGCCTTCAGAACATTAGTTCGGAACATCCGTTCTAAACATGCGTTCGGAACATGCGTT